CTGAGTTTTCCTCTCATAAAAAGATTTTTTACAGGAATATAATCAGATATCCTGGAGTCAGGAAGTCTATTGACATATTCAAAATCTGGTAATTGACTGAAGTAATTTGACATTTTAGAAACCTATTGCATCGTCTGGATCTGATCCATTACCCATACCATAATCATCATTAAAGACGGGTTCAAGTTCGCTAAATCCCATTGTAATTTCATAGGATACCATTGTGCCGTCTTGATATGTTGCATAGTTTCCTGTTGGAGTGTAGTTTACTCCAAAGGACTGAAGGGCACACTCCTTAAATGCATTCAATTTGAAGTGTAAACCTGTACCACCATCTTCCTTCTCACCTCTATGTAGGTAACGGAGTTGGAAGGTATGTGGAGTCTTTAAGAAGAGATTTGATTTACTTCTTATTGGTGCCATTCCTTGTTTGAAAAATCTAATGATTGAAATAATAGTTCTTGCTTCATCTTTATCTCTAGGAGATAAAGTAAATTTAAATGAGAATGGTCTCAAGGTTGGACCTTTGAATAATAATTCCATGTTAGGGTTCATCACCATCCCCGTGGTCCTTGCTAGTAACTGTTGACCTTCAACACCTGCTGCTGCAGCAGCGAAAGCATTTGCGATAGCCATATTTGCTGCACCACCCGATCTTTTCAGGAACTCAATATAACTACTACCAGCATCTGCAAATGCTTTACCTGCACCTGTATTGTTTGCAGCTGCATTTAATGTACTTAATGCTACATCTGCCTTGGCAATATCCAATGCAGTCATCGATTGTGATCCCCAATCAGCCTGATTTTGATCGGAGATTCCAGATGGAATAGGAAGAGTTACTGAACCAATTGATCTACTACGCATATCTTGTCTGCCTGCATTACTAAATCCAAGTGATCCTGTACTAGCATTAATAAATTCTTGAGGCATGTATTCCATCATGTCAAATCGGATAACATCTTGTTTTGATTTTCCGAGACCTGTTGGATGAACTAATGTTGGAAATTCTGTTCTAGTTCCATCAGAAGATTCTTCAGTGGCATTAGTTAAACCTTTTATACCATCACCCGCTATCGGTGCTGCTGGTTTGGTTTGAGCATTATCATTATCATTTTCTGCATCATTCTTTTTTGAGTCTAATAAATTACTCTTTGTTGTTGGAGGAACACCTGCTTTATCTGCTGCTTTGTTTACGCCAGCATCAACATTTTTATGAATTGCTCCATTAGGATCACTGAGTTCATTCTTTAAACCAGCACCTGCCACGTTATCATCATAGGTATATGTCTTTCCACCATCTTTTGTAGTGGCAGCCTTTTGCCACTTATTATCTTTAATGATATAAACATCTGTGGTTGAAGTTCCATCAGAATTTAATTTAGTCGCAGATGCATGATAGATGGGAGTTCCTTTATCTAGAATTTGCGTTCTAGTTCCACCAACTGCTCTAGTTTTTTTACCAACATCAGTCTTGGCCTGACCACTACAAATACTACCAGCTGGACATGGAGGGTCACCTGCTCCGAATAAACCCATTAGAGTATAACCTTTTTACTTATTTAGTACTCGTTTTGTATATTGTAATGATAGTAAATCATCAAGTTCTTCTCTATAGACAATATAGACCTGAGTTCCCAATTCTTCCCAGGTATATTGTCTGTAATCTCTCCAGTGAAAGTTAATACCACGAAACCCCCAAGAGAAGATATCACTCACTGCAACTAATGGATGTTGATCATATTCAATGTTTGGAGTCTTCGCATAATATTTGAAGGTACAGATGTTTCCCTCTTCGGGTATGGGTGTTACAGTATCATTCAACGCATATAGTATCAAATCCATCCTATCATCAAGATTTTTTTCAGATTTAAACTCTTGAATATTAGATTCTATGCGGTTCATTTGATACCTAGTTCGTCTTCTGTAATAATCTTAAATTCAATTCTTCTATCCTCACAAAATTCAACAGCAGCTTTCCATTTTGCTTTATTTACTTCCCAAGTTTTGCATTCAAAGATGTAAGACTTGGTGACTCTCTGCTTCTTTTTTGGTGGTTTTGTTTGCTTCTTTGGTTTAACTTCGATTACATAGGTCTTGATTTGACCTGCATTTTCTTTCACTTTTATGATAAAGTCTGGGTAGTATTTGTGAACTCTTTTATCAAGAGGAGACATGTATGGGATGTAAAATTCTTCACTACCCCACTGAAGAATATTTTCATTCAGATCACACCAACGACAAAACTTGCGCTCCCAACTACTTCGACATATAATATTATTAGGATCGCCCTTATATTTTTTAGGAAATGACGGTTTGTATTTACTCTTGATACTTTCTGCCATACATAATATATAAGGTAAAAACTATTTATAAATGCCTGGCACAAAATTTTCATACGGCAATAAGTCTGCCGGTATAAAAGGATTAAGAACAAAGATTCTTGCACCTGCACTAACCTCTCATTATGAGGTAAAGATCCCTAGGGCAACTGCAGAGCAATTGTCAGGTAATGCTGCAGGTGCTCTCAATAAAATATTGGATCCAATCTTGGGAACCGATGGTCAAGAAAATTTAAATATATCTTGCTCCGAGGCATCTCTCCCAGGTTCTCAGATTGCAACCTTTGAAGTTAAGAATGATTATGCTGGTGTAACTGAAAGGTATGCACATAGAAGAATGTATGATGATAGGATTGATTTTACTTTCTATGTTGACTCAAATCAATACTTGCCAATTAGATTTTTTGAATCTTGGATGAAATTTGTCACTGGTGAATCAGGAACCAGAACAGATGGAGAAACAAGGGAACTGGTTAATCCTGGATATCACTATAGAATGAATTTTCCCGAAACATACAGATGCGAAAGAGGACTTAAGATAGTAAAATTTGAAAGAGATTATCAGAGTAGTTTAGAATATGAATTCATAGGGGCGTATCCACTTTCTGTTGCATCAATGCCATTGAGTTATGAAAGTTCAAATCTTCTTAAATGCACTGTTTCCATGACATATCTAAGATATGTCATTACTGAATTGACAGGTACAACTTCACAGCCTCAACCCTCTGTTCCAACTCAACAACCTCAGCAACCGAATACTCAACCACCACCAGTCGCTCAAGAGAAAGAATCTAAAGTTCAACAAAATATTATTCAGAATACTGGACCTGAAGGAGAGGGTCTTTATGACTCTGCGACTGGAGCAAGGTTACTTTCTACAGAACAACAACTTATTGAGCAAGGGCGAGTTGGAGATAGACTTACTCCAGAATTAGCCGCATCGTTAGGAACTTAGAAAAACACCAATAAATAATCACACTGAAATACTAACTATAGGTCATTATGCCTTTACCAAAGATTGCTACGCCCAAGTATGATCTTGAATTGCCATCAACTGGAGAAACAATTCAATATAGACCTTTCCTAGTCAAGGAAGAGAAACTTCTTGTCCTTGCAATGGAGAGTGAGGATACAAAACAAATCACGACAGCAATTAAGTCTGTTCTGAAAAACTGTATTCAGACAAGAGGAGTTAAGGTAGAAACTCTTCCCACATTTGATATTGAATATCTATTCCTCAACATTCGTGGAAAGTCTGTTGGTGAGGAAGTTGAGGTAAATTTGGTTGCTCCTGATGATGGGGAAACCGAAGTTAAAGTAACTATTGCTTTAGATGAGATTAAAGTAGCAAAGAATGACGATCATACTCGTCAGATTAAAATTGATGATACGTTGATGATGGAAATGAAATACCCTTCATTGGATCAGTTTATTTCAAACAATTTTGATTTTAATGAGAAGAATCAATTAGAACAATCGTTTGATCTAATTGCATCTTGTGTCGATAAAATCTACAGTGAAGAGGAAGTGTGGGCAGCTGCGGATTGCACTAAGAAAGAAATTAAAGAATTTCTTGAACAGATGAATTCTACTCAGTTTAAGGAGATTGAAACTTTCTTTGAGACTATGCCAAAACTATCCCATACAGTGAAATTTGAAAATCCAAATACTAAGAAGGAGAATGAAGTCCTTCTGGAGGGACTGGCAAGTTTTTTCGCTTAGGCATGATCCACATGGATCTTGAGGCTTATTTTAGACTCAACTTTGCCTTGATACAGTACCATAAATATTCATTAACTGAGATTGAAAACATGATGCCTTGGGAACGAGACATTTATGTAGAACTCTTGAGGCAACATCTCAAGGAAGAAAAAGAAAAACAAGAAAAGCAGCAACGAAAGTATGGCGGCTAAGACCTCTGATCCTATTGATATCCTTCTTGAGATGGGTATTGACCTCGACAATTTGTCGGAGGAAGAGGATTATCTTAGTGCCTTAAAAGAAGCGATTGCAAAGATACAATTTCAAACTAAAGGTGCTGGTGATGAACGCTCTGCAATCTTATCGCAAGAAGTAATAAAAGTAAGGAAGTCAAGAAAAGCAGCAGACCCGAAGTTTAAAGCAAAGAAGACAACAGTAAAACCAGATGCTTTCTTTGAGAGGAAGAAACCAGAGGAGCAAGCACAACCAGTTCCAGGACAGAGAGCACTCCCTGGGAAGCAGTCTACTGCGATTGTAAAAAGAAAAACAATTAAATCGGAAAAATTTAAAAAATTAGAAGAACCAGAACAAGACGAAAAGAAAAAACGTAAGACAAAAAAAAGTGATCCTTTAAAAGACATTCTAAAGGCTGTCAATTCTATATTGGCAACTTTAAAAAATTCAAATAAAATAACAAAGAAACAGGCAGAAAGAGATAGAAAAGACGCTGAAAAAGCAAAGAGGGGTGCTCAGGAAGATAAATTAGAAGCATCTCCCATGAAGAAATTTTTTGCTGGTGCAAAAAAACTGGCTAAACCAGCAATCAATTTCTTTGAAAGTATCATGCAATTTATTATGAAGGTTTTGATCGGCAGATTGCTGGTCAAGATACTTAGTTGGATGGGAGATCCAGAGAATTCCAAGAAGATGACAGCAATCATGGACTTCTTTAAAGTCACATGGCCTGCATTCCTTGCTGCGTTTTTAGCATTTCAATTTGGACTTGGTGGATTTATAACTGGTTTACTTGGATTGATTGGTGGATTTATACCTAAACTTTTGGGATTGATTCCCAAGATGCTTGCAGGTTTAGGAAAGTTAGCAACAGGTAATCCAGTATTAGTTGCGGCCGCTGCTGGAGCAGCACTGTTTGCGCTGGGTAAAATTGTCCCAGAAGTTGCACCACAGACTGTTGAAACTGATACTGATAAAAAAGTTGATGAGAGTATCAAAAAGAAGGGCGGAGAACAAACAGCAACAGATCTAGGAGAAGAACAAGCAACAAAAGAAGGAGAGAGAAATGCTTTTCAAAAGTTCTTCTTTGGAAAAGTTATGGGAGAAGATGCAGAATATGAAAAGCAACTAAAGAGAGCAAGAACTGGAAAAGAACCAGAGTTTGGTAAAAAGTTTAATAAAGGTGGTATAGTTCCTGGCAGTGGTCCAAACAAAGATACTGTTCCCGCTATGCTTACACCAGGTGAGTTTGTCATGAGCAGAGGTGCAGTTCAAACATACGGGTCTGATACTTTAGAGTCAATGAATGCTATGGGTGGTGGGACAAATGTACCATCTTTCTCATTCAATGCTGGTGGAATTGTTCCTGGATATAATGGTGGAGGTCATGTTGATCCTGAGAGTGGCCTTCCAATGAAGAGTGCTCAGAATAAAGAAACTGGTAAAGCAGATGCAGACAAGGATGCTTTGACGGAAACCATTGTTGTTCCCAAAGATGGTATGAGTTTTGATCCATCTGTTGTTAGTGCAATGCTTTCAAGTAGATATGGAGTTGATGCAAAACCAGTGAAAACAGCATCAATGGTGCAACCTACGCAAACTATGATTCCATCATCTGATAAATCCACTACAGCAAAAAATCCCATTGTCGCATCCATGGGATTCTCTCAGGGAGATTTTGATGTCTTTAGGACTGTAGTTGCATCCATTGAATCTGGAGGAAAATATGATATTGCGGGTGGAAGTGGAGGACATTATGATGGTAGATATCAACTTGGCGCAGCTGCAAAAACTGATGGTGCTAGGTATGCAGGAGTAAAAGACCCAGGACATACTCCAGAGGCAAGAGAAGAATTTAGAAAAAATCCACAATTGCAAGAAGCTTTATTTGCTGGATTTACTAAGGCAAATCATACTTATTTGATGAGAAATAGTGAGTATAAAAATGCAAATCCAAGAAGAAAATTACAAATTCTTGGATATGCTCACAATCAAGGTATGGGTGGTGCTGAGAAATGGATGACAACTGGTGTTGTCGGTTCTGATGGATTTGGCACGAAAGGTACAAAGTACACTGATGAGATTGCTAAGGCATTCAGAACAGGAAACGTTCCCTCAATTTCTGCACCAAGTAATACTGGAACTCTTCTTGCTTCTGATAGTAGTTCCAGTTCTTCATCTGACGGTGGCGGTGGGGATACTCAACCATCCTCAGCTCAGATGAAACCTGCTGGCACATCTAAACCGTTACCACCACCATCTAGAGGTCAGAAATTATCTGACTTGTATGCTCAGCAAGAGGCAAGAGCTGGTAGAGGTTCATCCTCTGGTTCATCTGCTAGTGCTGAAGGTGCGAATTCAGGTGCTCTCAATACACCAAACTCCAATGATCTCCCTCCAATTGATGCTAATGCAATGATATCAATGGAGAAAATCAAAGTTCTCGGATTAACGGTGGTCTGATATGGCATTTGGATTACTGGCAGGAGTAGCAAAAGGTGCTTTAGCAAACACAGCGAAGGGTGTTGCCAAAGACAAAGCAAAAAATTTTATTACCGGTAAGAAAAAGAAAGTTAAACCAGATTCAATTAAGAAGAAAGGTGGCGGAGAACAAGTACCTGGTGAAAGAGGTGGTGCATTAGCAGTAAGACCACAGACATCTATGGTTCCTGCTTCAGTTAGTACTGGTGCTATTACCTCTATCTCTGGCACAGAGATGGCATCTACGAAGGGTGGTGATAATGAAGAAGATATAATCAGTGTTATTAGAACAAAAGTTATAGAAATTGATAAGGTTCTAAAAGGAACTCTTGCACAGCAGAAATCTGCATCAAATAAAGATAGGAAGTCTGACGAAAAGCAAAGAAGAAAAAAACAAGAAAAGATACTAGAAAAATCAACTCCCAAAGTAAAGGGAAGTGGTCGTGTTAAAAAACTCATGGCACCAGCAAAAGGATTGTTTGGTGGTATATTTGATTTCTTAAAAAATATTCTTATAGGTCGTCTTCTAGTTGTTTTACTTGAGAAGAAACCCAACTTACCTGGCGGCAACTTACTGATGTTCATTGCCGGAATGGCAGAGAAAGTCATTGATATGATTATTGGTGTCCTTGATGCCGTAGGTGGATTCTTAGCATTTGGTCAAGAGAAACTTGACAGTGCAAGACAATTTTTAGTTGATAATAAGGGGGAAGAAGCAGGTGAAAGATTTGACGGATTACTTGGAGCATTAACAAATCTGTTTAATGCTGCTGTTATTGTTGGTGGTGTATTTGGCGCATTAGGATTAGGTCCTAAAGGACCAGGAAAAAAACCAACCAAACCAGGTCCTAAGAAACCCACTAAACCAACAGCAAAACCACAGACAAAACCTTTTGGTAAAGGAAAACCAGGAATGAAACCAACTGGTCCTAGTAGGGCTGCAAAGTTGGTGCAGAAAAAGCATGGTCATGCTGCAAGAGGTATCTATGAGAAGGCTATTGAAAATGGTAAGACTCCAAAACAAGCAAAGGCAGCAGTTGATAAGGCACTCAAGAAAGGGCAGATAGTTTCTAAACCTCAAACAGGTTCTCTTGGTGGAACTGATAAGGGTAGTAAGATTGCTAAAGGTGGACTGAAAAAAATTCCTAAGAGACTTGCTACTAAGGTTCTTGGTAAACAAGGTATCATGGCAATGAAGGGCATTGCCAAGGGATTCAGTAGGATTCCTATCCTTGGTCCCATTATTGTTGCGGTATCTTCTTTACTTGCTGGCGAACCACCTGGACAGGCCTTGTTTAAAGGTATGGGCGCAGCACTTGGCGGTTTCCTTGGAACTTTTATTCCCATTCCAGTAATTGGAACTCTCTTGGGAGAGACTATAGGTGTCTTAATTGGAGACATGCTATACTCATTGATTCTTGGTGGTGGACCAGCGGAAGCTGGTCAGAAGTTTATGAATGCCATCAAGACTGTTCTTGATGTTGGCGGACTCATTGTTAAGTTTGTTGGTGATGGATTTAAGAATTTAATTAATAAATTCTTTGAAACTGATCCTATTAAAATTGAAGAGGGTATGGGCAGACGCTCTGCTGCAACTAAGATTGTTGAAATATTAGGTTTAAAAGATTTCCTTAAAGATAGGGGATATGTTGATGGCAAAGATCAGGTAACCAAGTTCCCAAATCTTCTTAACTTATTTAATCCATTAACAATGATACCAATGGTAGCAGGTGCTTTCTTCGGTGACTTATTTGGTGGATCATCCAGTAGTAGTAGTGGTGCTTTCAGTAGTGCTAGTGACAGTAGTGATGACGAATCCTTACAGTCTGGGTCTGGTGACAGTGGGGGAAGAGAAAGAAAACCTCAAACTCCACAGACAGTTAGAAATCAAGGAAAAGCATCTGGTAATATTCGCGGAAAAGGTAATGCTATCTACCTACACTGGACTGCTGGAAACTATAATAGCACTTATGGACCTTACCATACAGTATTTACTGGTGATGGAACAATGCACCGTAAGACTGAGTATGATCAGCATGTAGGGCATACTTATGGAAGAAACTCTAACTCCGTTGGATTGTCTCTTGCTTCTAATCCAGATATAAATCAATGGCCTACTGAAGCACAGAAAGAATCAATGGCAAAAGAGGCAGCCCGCATTGCAAAGGGATGGGGATGGTCTGCTAGTGATATTAACCTGAATAAAGTCATGACTCATGGTGAAGCAGGATCTAACTTGGATGGAATCAATGCTCATTCAATGTATGGTCTATTTGGAAGAGGTGATAGTCGCGTTCAATCAGATAAAGAAGCAAGAGCAACTGGTAGTGTTGCTGCCTTTGAACGCTGGGACCTGGATATTTTACAACCTGGTGCCATGTATGGTAGCGGTGGTGATGAGATGCGTGAAAGAATCCGTAAGTTTATGTCGGGTGGTACAGATGGTAAGATGTCCAAAGGTGGATTGATTAGAAAGCAAGGTCGCTATGAGTTGGCAGAAGAAGGACCTGAATTTGTTATTGATTATGATACATATCAACCAGTTGAGGCAATGATGCCTGGATTGTTTGATGCTATCAATGCAGCAAAAGGTGAGGATGCTGTGGGAATATTGATGTCATTTGCTGGTTATGAAGAACCTGCAAGTGATGAATTAGTGATGGTCGGAGGTTCTAGTGGTGGGTCTTCTTACGGAGAAACTCAAAGTAGTATGCCAGATCCAGTGATACCATCGTCTTCTGAAGATAGTGGTAGTTGGAAAGACATCCGTTATAAATTCGGGTAAATAGGAGTAGGAGAATATAACAATGTCAGAAACAACTAAACAAGTATCTGGTCAAAGAGCAGGTGCATCCGCAGTTAAAAAAGCAACTATAACGAGTAAGACTGATGAGTCACGTCAAGTAAACGTTGCTGGTGGATTTATTGAATTTAGATATTATGAAAGCATCTTACAAGATGGTATGATGGGGTTCTATGCCTTTGCAGATACTGGAAATTCCATAGATAAAAAAACAGTTTATGAAGGTCTTCCCTTGACTGGAAGTGAACCATTTGATTTTGTTGCTGAAGATAATTTTGAGAATGAACTGAAACTGCGATTGTTAGTTAGCAAAACTGCTCCACTATCTGATAAACCAGGTAAATCAGCAATGATTCTTCCTTTAGTGTCAGAAGCATATGCAATTAATGATACTAAAAATGTTAGAAAGTTTTTCCCAAATCAAAAAATTTCTGATCATGTTAAGTCTCTAATCACAGATTTTTTACTATCAGAAAAGACATTAGATATTGAAGAAACTAGTAACACTCTTAAAGAATATGGATTGAATAGAAAACCATACTACATGTTAAACACCTTTGCTAAAAAAGCACAACCAGCTGGTGGTGAAGGTAAAACAGCAGGATACTTTTTCTTTGAAACTGCAGAGAAAATGGTTTTCAAATCTATTGATAGTTTTTTTGATGAAGAAAAGAATCCAAGAAAGAAATCAATTATCTATAATGAAACTCCAGATGCAAATAAAAATGATTTGCCAGCAGGGTATGACTACAAGGCATTGACTTATGATAAGACAAGTGCTGATGTTATGGAAATGTCTAAGATGGGAGCATTCTCAACTGCCTCCATAACATTTGATCCACTTAATTTTAATTTTAAAAGAACTATTTTATCTACAATAGAAGATATTGTAGAAGATGTAGATGAGGCAATTGAACCACTTACAACAGCAGCTAAAGAATTAATTGGATTTAATGCAAATTTAATCAAGGAATTTTCAAGAACCACAATGAATTTTCTTGATACTGGAGCATTTGGTGAAACTGCTGAAGAATCTAAAGAAAATAACTTTGACTTTGGTGCTATTTACAACCAGTCAATTATGAGATATAATCAGGTTTTCGCATCAAAAGTAAATATAACAATCCAAGGAGATTTCTCTTTACATGCAGGAGACATGATATTCTTTGACGCACCATCTCCGCAAGCAAAGCCTAACACAGAGAACGATGAGATTGACAAGCAGGCTGGAGGTCTATATATTATAGCAAGTCTATGTCATTATATAACACCTGATAGAACTCTAACTAAACTCTGTTTAATAAGAGATTCCTTCGGGAGACAAGGAAACCACGCAAAAAGGTAACAGCACATGGAAAGCATCGAAAAGCATATTGAGAAAGATAAGCAAATTTTGCAAGATCCTACAGTTTCGCCACAGCAACGCCGTCACATTGAAGGTGAATTGCATGAACTAGAGGAATATGCAGAGCATCATAAAAAAGAAATCGAAGCAGGAGATCATCACGACCCTTCTTACTTAGAATTATTTTGTGATCAAAATCCATCCGAACCAGAATGTCTGGTATATGACGACTGAATATGGCACAAGACGGAGGAGCACTATTTGATTCAGGTCTATTAGGATCTAGTTTTCACTGGTGGATTGGTCAGATTTCTGACGATTCAGTCTGGAAAGAAAATATTATAGCCACTCCTCATGCAAGTGAAGGTGAAAATGTAGGCTGGGGTAGAAGATATAAGGTAAGAATTCTTGGTCTTCATGATCAGGGTGAAACTGAAATACCCTCTAAAGACTTGCCCTGGGCTAATGTGATGATGCCCGTAACATCGGGAGGAAGTCTTAGTAACAGCGGACAGACACCAGCACTCCGCCAAGGAAATATGGTGTTTGGTTTCTTCATGGACGGATCGGCAATGACCGTTCCTGTCATCATGGGAGTTCTGTCAAATAATGCTCAGAACAAACCTGCACTAACTGTTGGTGATAATAGAGTCACAAATAAACAATCAGGATCTCTTGCAGTCAGTGGATATGCTGATGGTCAAGTTACTAAAGATCCAAAAACTGGAGAGAAACCAACTCCTCCTGATGGAGACTTAAAATCAGAACATCCCAATTCATCCCCTGCTGCACAACCAACAAAATCAGACGTAAAACTGAATAAGTTTGGTTTAAGACCAGATATTCCACTGACTCAAATTCCTGGAGGACTAGAAACAGCACAGGCTGCAAGAGAGAAAGCAAGGTCACAAGGGAAGTCAGTTCAGGAAGTAGAAAATGCTGCAATGGCAGCAGTAGCAAACCTTGTAAAACATCAAGAGGCAGTAGCAACATCTCCTAGTGCTCCCTTTAAGTCAGGAGCACAGAGAGAAAGTCCTGATGTTCAAAATATTACTGCTGGTGATGTAAAGGAACAAGATTTGGCAGAAGAGAAAACTGTCATGCCTATTCCTGATGATCCTGTTGGATCTGCAATGAAATCAATTCAGATTATCATTGAAAATATTTCCACAAAAATGGATAAGTATTTGAATGCTATCCAGAGTTATGTTGATACTGTATCAAACACCGTTGGGAACCTTGAAGACATGATCTGTAAGGGTGCAATGCAGGCAGCAAAATATATGAAAGTTATTTTTGACAAGATAATGGAATTTGTTTTGAAGCAACTAAACAATGTCATGACGAAAGTTGTTGCTTCATTACCATCTTCTTTTAGAAATCAAATTGGCGATTTAAAGGAGAAATTAAATGAAATGATTTTGGGAATGTATAATCAAATGATAGAAGGAGTTGGAGATCAGTTGTGTGCATCTTTAATGGATGCATTAAAACCCAAGGAAAGAGAACAAGAAGCAAGGAAAATCGCACAAAATTTAGGTGCTTCAGGTGGATCCGCACAGAGTGGTATCGATCCAGATACTGGAGCAGCTATTGGTATTGGTGATGGTGTTGGTAGTAATGGAAAATTTGTTACCTCTCCAAAAGTTCCGATGTGTTATGCTGAGAGTCTTGCATCAACTGTAATATCTAAAAATAAAGCACAGATAGAAACCGCGAATAATAATGTTGTTCGTAGTTTAAATGCATATCTTGATGGAGTTCAATCAGAAATGGATAGTGTTGCTAGCACTTTGAGTGCTGGAAAAGAGTTCATGAGTAGTGGATTAGGTGATCTATTTGGAGATTTTGGATCAAGTGCTGATATCGTAACCAATGGTATGGATGGCGCAATATCAATGATTCCAGATATTGCTGGTGGTCTTGGTTCTGCTCTAGACTTTGCCAATGTTATATCAAATGTTTTTCCTGGTGAATTGGAACCAAAGAAAGCAATCAATGATTTTTATCAACTTGCTACTGGTGGTTCAGGAGCAGCTGCGGCAGAACTTCCTAGTCTTGAATCTATTGGCAATTCTGTTATTAGTAGTGGTGATGCAAGGCAAGATAGAATGACAACACCACAACCTCCAGCAGATTTTACCACTCCAACTAAATCTCAAGAAGATGTTGATCTTGATTTCGGCAGTACTAATGATGATGGTAGTTATAGACCTATGACTCAAGAAGAGCGAGACTCAGCACTAACAATCCTTTAAAACTACAATAAATACTCACACATGACATCAGAAGAATCAGTATAAGATGGCAGGGTCTAAGTCCGACAGAAAACTTGATGGAACATACACTATATTCGCTAATGGTAAAGAAGCGAATGATGCTGTTCGTGTTGGATATATTGACCCTAAGAGAGGATATATAAGCGGACTTTCTGTATATCAAGCAAATAAGTATGCAGAAAGAAATCCTGGCACTCAATTTATTATAACCAACAGAGATAAAATAAGATATATCAATATTAATGAAGTCAATAAATTAACAAATAAGGATACTCTACCGTCATCTAATCCATCTGGTCTTGTAGATAAAAATGATGAATTTGATCCTTGTAATACAGTAAGAGGATTTAAAACAGACCCTGATACTTTAGGAGAACCAGTCATAAGTCCACCAACTGGTGAAGGTGGTGAGTATGGTCCGAACAGTAATGGTGCTGATGTAAATTATGCTAAGTATGGATCAGAAAAAAATACATGTAGAGTAAGAATAGAACTGCAAGGTGGTGGTGGAATTGGAGCTCTTGCAACTCCAATTGTTGGTCTTGATGGAGCAATTCTTCATGTTCGCATGATTCATGGTGGGTTTGGTTACAAAATTCCACCACAAGTTCGTATTATTGATGATTGTAAAAGAGGTGCTGGTGCCAGAGGTATATCAGTATTAGGCGGCGTTGAAGCTGCTATAGAAGAAAATTTTGATGATGAGGCAGATGTAGAAGAGTATGATTTTAAATTGGGTGATTTTAATTATGATCCCGATGATAACCCATGGGGAAAAATTTATGAGATGAGTGGTCAAACTGTAGTTGGAGATTGGAATCCTGCTAATATTTTGAGTTTGACTAATGCAAATAGTTTTCAAACAGAATTGAATGCATATTTGGCATTTCTTAAAGGTTATGATCCGAATAAACCCTGGTGGACGACCAGAGACGAAACTCCCGTGAGAGTTACTGGCGATAAAAAAAGTAAAAAGGCAAATAAATTAGGTAATATTTTATTTCCAGTACAACACCCAGCATGGGGTGGTGAAAAAAATGTCTCAAAAGATTTAATAAATGTTGAATTTGAGGTATATGGACAGGGAAGCAAAGGAAATAGATCTATTTTTTATGAGTTTACTGCTAAAGATAAATCACACAGGTTCAAAGTAAAAGGCATTACTCATGAAGAAAGGAATGAAAAAACAAGAGTTGATGTAATCAAAGTAAAGGCGAATACTACTTATGATGTAGTCGCTTCTGTTATTAAGGATAGAGGTGCTAAAAGCGAAGTAGTAGAGCAAGGCCTTCTAAAAAATGCGGGTAAAAATGCAACAGAAAATAGAAAATTTCAAGAAGAAGAACGCAGTGCAACTATTTTTGGAGACATTGTTGGTTCTTTAAATGATAATGATGATATTCAAATCACTGCAAAGAAAGGAAGATTTAAAGCATCTAATAGAAGACAGGTAAGTGTAAAAGTTCCAGATGATATAAGAGAAAAATTTAAAGATCAACCAAATAGATTTAAGCGAGCAACTTTTGATTTAACATATAGAGTGAATGTACCTGGTGCTACTAATGTAACACGTACAGTTTTGCCAAGTTTCATGAATAATTATGCTGTTGCTCCGCAATATGAATCTAATCAACCTGGAACAGATAAGGCAGGCAAACCATATTCATTATTCTATAAAGAGCATTTTCCTCATGATGGTGAATATGTCTTTAGAGGAGCTGCTGATAATCAGGGCGAAGTCCTCTTGGATGGGGAAAAGATTATGGATATTACTGATACCTTCCGCCAAAAACCTGTGAAGGTAAAGAGGCAGGTGAAAGAAGGTCTTCATGAAATCAGAATTGATTTGTTAAATTTCCCACAAAAGAAAATTATTAGTGAGACTTACACTTCTGATGGCGGAGATAAAACTAAGGTAAGGACGGTTAAGTTTAATGTTGTTGGTTCAGGTTCAGGTAGACATAGAAAAATTAAAGCAGTTTTTACAAACAAAGCAGATGATTCTGATAACTTTACCATTGATAATGATGGAAAGAATAAAGAGGTTAGACTTGTATTTCGTAAAGTAACTGCTGGTGCAAAGTATGATGTTAATTTCATAGCAACCGCTGACAAGATTGAAGGAGATCCAAACAAAGAAACAATTATTCCAATTAACATAGCAACACCAGGAACAAAGGGAAGGGGTCCTACTGCTCGAATTGTTACTTCTGGTGTTTCAGATAAAGAAATTAAGTATACAGATGCTACTTTTCAGAATGATACGGATGCAACATTCAAAATTTTATCATCATCACCTGGAGTGAGTGCTAAGTTTAGTAGAGATGGATCTAAACTTAAAGTAAAAGGTAATGGTAATGTTACTTTAAGGTTGAAATGGAGCGATAATCCAAACGCTAACGGATTTGCAGTTGGTGAATTAAAAGTTGGTGGTAAAACTTTCAAACAAGTAGGTAAGACGGGAGAACAAATTGAAACTATTGATCTTGGAAAGAGAATTCCTAAAAGTAATGAATCTATTATAGAACAGGGTTGTGTTGAAAACGGAACCAAGAACAAAGAAACAAAAGCAAGTTCTAGTAGAATCTTTGCAGACTATGTTGGTTCCGCAAATGATAATGATGATATGCAAATTTTTGTTGAAAAAGGTGGAGTTTTCACATCATCCAATAAAAGAAAAACTCCAATAGGTAGAAGCACTTTTGATCTTGAATATGTATTTGATGTAAAAACCACCGGATTGAAACAAGACCTTTGGCAAGATCTCAAGGACCAGGATATTGTTAATGACAGCACTGGAGAATCTTTAGAGAAAAGTGATATTGAAAAAGCAGTAGTATTCAATACAAGAAAGTTTATTGATAAAGCAAACAGAAAACTTTATAGAATGAGACCTGACGTGGGTCCTTTTGGAGATTTCTTTAATAGAGA